GCATCTGTAATTGTCCACGTTAATCCCCTCGGGTCCGTCCAGCTAGTTCCTGAGCTATGCTCTGTCGCGTCGAATCTCCACTGTAATGTACCAGCGGCAGGGTCTAATCCCGTTCTCATCTCTACCCAGTAAATACGATCATCCCAGCGACCAATGGATGAGTCAGCATCCTTACCACCAATACGAAGTACCTGAGTAGAGTTAAAAATAGGAGCAGTTACACGAGCAGAAGAAGTAAGGGTCGAGTAAAGAGTCCAACTTACCCCGTCAGCAGAAAGATACCTTCTAGCATAGGTATTGGAGCCAGTATCCTCATATGTCATTGCTATATAGATAGGATTTACTTTATCAATATCAATAGTACCTCCAGAAAGACCTATAAGTGTAGCACCATCTGTGGTTACGTTCAAAGTCATAACACCACTAGTACCTCTACGAACTAAGTTAAACGCCCTATTACTGGCAGCATATTGACTTACAATCGTTTGGTCACCCGTACCAGTTGTTTGTGGTCCACGAAGTTTAGCCTTAAAAAGGAATGGAAAAGCGTAGCTAGGATTAGGGTCAGGAGTAGAGGCTCTAGAAAGGACAGTATTTAAGTAAGCAGAAGCGGCTGGTGGGGCACCTGTAGGCCAAACTTGTGTAGTACCTTGATATACCTTACTTACAGTAGTGCTACCAATTTTAATAGCAGTAGCATCTCCCAGCTTAGGCATCAGGTTATCACATACATAGTAGTTGAGGGCCAAGTACCCAGTGCATCATACGCTGCCTGATTGCCCGTCCATAGAATATCAATTGTAGTAGAAGCGACTCTAGTATCCAGGTCAGTCTGTAGACCAGTAATGGTAGATATATCTTGTGAACCAGTATGGTTGGCTCTAGCCTTGGAAGCAGTATCACCAGTATCTACATACGTAGTATCAGCCTTAAGGTTGAGGGCAGTCTGTTGTGCAGTAGAAACTGGCTTGTTAGCGTCTGACGTGTTGGTTACATTATTAAGAGCTAATAAGCTCTTAACATCAGCAGCAATAAGATCAGTAGGGGGAGCAGGTGAGCCTGTATTATTACCTTTTAAAGTAAAGTTATTCATGTTAGCAAGTTTAGTATTGGTAACAGCAGAGTTAGCAATGGCGTTAGTATCGACCGCATTATTAGCAAGTTCGGACGAACCGATAGCGTCAGCAGCTATCTGCGTCGCCGTAATAGTGTCATTTGCAATCTTAGCAGCTGTTACAACCAGGTTATCAATTGTCCAAACACCACCAGTTACAGTAATCTCACCCTTGTCACCATCTGTAATTCCTCCACCACCTGACGCAGCAAGAGATAGAGAAGGAGTAGCATCGTTATAAGTAACTGTAACATTAGTATGAGTACCAGCAGCGAAAAGAGCAGCGACAATATCTTCGATCTGCTCTTGTGTAAGACCTCCACTACCAAGTAGCATATATCTAGCATCGCCAGCTTCTCTCACACGGAGAGGTGTCATTACCTTTGTGTTATCAGTACCAGCTAAGGCTTCTGCCTGAGTAGCAATAGGGAGAGAACCAATCGTAGCTAAAGGATTGCCGTTTATAAATACTGGACCCCAGATGTCTAAGGTTGCACCATCTAGCATACGGACAGTAATGTTCTGATCCCCGTAGAAATTACGGAGTTGATACAGTACCGTGTCGTTTACAGTCTCAGGCTGACTTGGCACTCTTAACCCTGTCTATCATTTTGTTAATAGCTTGTTTACGAACTGCCTTGGACCCGTACTTATGTGCCCACTTTTTCGCTAACTCAGGTTCATTCTGCCAGAGGTAGCGTCGCTGTTTCTCGGATTTGAACGGCATTTCCTTAAGTATCGCTTCGTGAGAACTTAAGCTTGGGTACATAAGTGTCCCTCCGGTGTACTAGGGGGCGGACTCCTTTTCCGACCGGAGGGACGCTCGCCACTGAAAACCAGGGGATTAGCTTTCAGTAATGTTGTTCATCTTACCGTGGGCGTTACGCTGATGAGTACCGATCTGCCAGTACTTCTTCATCAGAGCCTCGAAGGCGTCGTAATCAGTAACCCATTGCAAAACTGAACCGGCCCGATCTTCCCAGTACCAATCCTTATCACGCCAAATCTTGATTTCAGATTCGGTAATGAAGTGCATCGTCTTATCAGGACAATCAGGATCGGCAACAAGAGGAAGGTCCTTTTCACCGTACATGAACGAGAGTCCAGTAAGACCACCTGCGAAAGTCTTAGGCTCGTTATAACGACGGAGAGAAGTCATCAAGTTCCAGTACGCCCGACGAACACCAAGCGATGTGAAGATAGCAGTAGGAACCTTTCCACCTGCACGACGAACTTCGTCCATCACCTTAATCATCGAGAGTTCTGTCAGCGTAGTGGTGGTGCTATCTTCGTAACCAGCCCACTTAGGAGTAGTAGCTGGATCAAGACCATGAATAGCACCAGTAGAGTCGTTGATCTTGCTCAGACCGTGTGGCTCCTGGTTGTAGTCACCAGTACGGGAAACGTAGTTACCCGAAACAGTAGTCGGAGCAGTACCGGACGTCGTGAAGGTCGTTGGCGTCAACACGTTTGCGATAGTTACCGCAGTACCGTTTGCAACGGGAGTACCAGCGTTGGTAAAGTCAACAACCATACCCGGATCAAGGTGGGCAGTAGTATCAACAGTAACAGTGTTACCGGCGATAGAAGCAACCTTTGCCTTAATACCGGATGCGATTGGAGCATCAGTACCATGCCCGTAAGCAATACGGTTTTCGTCCTTAAGGATGTCATCCTTAAGTCCGTCCATTTCCAAGTCCATTGCGGAAGTAAACGCTTGACGGTCACTCTCTGCGAGTGCGATTAGCTGACCCGTAAGGCGGACTCTACCATAGCCGTACTTAAGCTGCTCAGTAGCAGCTGCGAGTCCTTGACGACCAGCAGGAGCAAGCTGAGTGTTTTCTGCACGGTACGAGATACCTGCGTTACGAGAAATGCGAACTGGGAACGTAACGTACTTACCACCAACAGCATTGCTTGTCGTACCTTCTGAGGTACGCTCAATGCGCTTGATAGTAATACGCTCGTTATTGAGTTGGTCGTTAACGTTTCCCTCGTAGATTTCCTTGAGGATTCCGTTAACAGTGGTCAGGGTTGCAGACAACTGTAGTCCTTTCTATTGGTTGTCCAAAGCTGCCAGAGCGTTCTGGACAGCCATTCTTCTGTCGGCTCCACGAAGTGCTTTAGTGTCTACCTGTTCAGATGGAACTCCACCCTGACCCCCCATTACCTTTGGGGCTTGTCTCTGAGCGCCATTCTGACTGTACCTTGCTACTGTGCTTCTCCACTCCTGTACGGCTTTATGTGGATCGCCATGAGCAGCAATACGTACTAAAACACCCTCGTCATCAAAATCACCATATTGGCGGTGTAGAGCTTGCATAACACCATTTAGTTGTTGTTCTTCCTCATAAGTAGCAGCAGCCTCTTCTTGTTCCTCACGCCATGCACGTAATTCTTCAAGTTCAGTCATCACGTTCTGTTGGAAGATTGCATCAGGATCTTCATCATCACTACCAGCGTAGTATTGTTCGCCATCTTCTTGATAATCCGTCATTGCTTCCTCCAAGCCTAAGATTTGAGGCAGCATAGCCTCGAACTTATCACCGTACTGTTGTTGAAAACCCTCAAACATTAAACGGAATGCTTGTTGTGGGTTTGTGCGAAGGTTATTATACAGAGTTTGATAACGCTGTAGTTCCTCTACAGTTCCTAAAGCCTCATAGGGCTTGTACTTACTGTGAATTCCCTGGAACTTCTTAGTAACTCCGGCGTCCCAGTCCTTAATATACCTAGCGACAACCGCTCTGTCCTGTGCTGGAATCTTAGCTAGAAACGGGCTTGCTAAGCCTTCTTCCTCTACTGATTCTTGGACTTCTTCGGCGCCAGCCGAATCAGATTCACCTACAGGGCCGCTGGTACCTTCGTCAAAAGTAATGTCATCCACTTACTAATTCTCCTTGAGAATGTCCGTTTGAACTAGGTTCTCCGACTTCCCTCGGCGGCGGAGTTTCCTCCGCTAAACCCTTAGCGGTCTGATCGGCTTGAACTGCGTTCCGTTCTTTGAGCAATTCCATCTTGTGCTCGTCTACGTGATCCTGAATGATCTGCTGGATTTCAGGTGGCAGTAGTTCAAACTCTTGCGACTTCTGGAAGCTTTGGTGTTCCTCAACGTGTACTTCGTGTGCATCATAAGGGTTGACTGTAACTTGATATTGTTGCGGCTCTAGTTCACCAGTCTCAGGATTTTCAGCCATGATATCTTCGCCAGTCATAGGATCGACTTGTGTAGCCATCTTATAAGCAGGCGCAGGCATACCCAATTCATCAGTTTGTGGCTGTCCAGTCATTGGGTCAATCGGCGGCTGTCCGTTAGGATCAATCTTATAAAGTGGTTGTCCCTGAGACATAGCTACGTTCTCCCGCTGAGCATGCCTTTGGTCCAGCATCATCTCATCGTAGAGTTTGTTAGTCTCGGACAACTGTAGGTATTTGAGAGCCTTAACAGGCTCAATCGCACCCATCTTCATAAGCTCGGTAATAAAGGCTTGTTTCGCAGCGACCGATCTAGGAGCCATCGAGTTTGTTTCAACTCGGAAGTCCATAATCGGGTTCATATCCTGAGCCTTAAATTGCCTAGCCTCCATAAACTGGTTCTTACTAGTCATTCTTACGATTCGTGTTTCGTCCCAGTAATCGTAGACGTTCGCCAATACTTGAATACCTGTTTCTTGAATAGCGTTTTCGAGAGATTGAACAGTAGGATAGAAGATACTGTCATTTTCTTCGCTAAGGTAGGCGATTGCTGAAGCGGCCTCAACACCTGGGGGTACACCACCTTTACTTACCTCCGTCTGACTAGAAATGTCATCCATATCTTGAACGGTAATCTGTAGGTCTTGTGCAATACTTCCGGGAAGTTGTGGTTGTTCGAGTGGTTTGGGCGGCTCAAAACCCATATTAACAGGCAGTAGTAAGCCAGGACAAGAATTGAATTTCTTAGGATCAAATGCACCGGCGACATAACCCCATTGAGGCTTCCCGGCCAAGTTTCTATTTTCAAGCATAATAGAGCGGGTACGATTGTATTCTCGTTGAATAGGAATGAGGTACTTAATAGCAGAATCACCATAGAACATCCCTGTAGGAATATGGTCAATCTTTACGAAGGGATATCGACCGTGGCGGTATGGGAATTCGTGCTTGTAACCCTCTAATCCTTCGTAATCAGATTTAGGTGGCACGACGTCAGGCGAATCGATTGGACCTACAGAGGTAGCCATTTGTCTACCCACGCCAGGGACTTCACCTACAGGGGAACTGCCGCCGGGAACATCAGGATCGAATAGTGAGGGAACGGACTGTTCTTCAAGCATTGGGTCGGGTAGTGTTTCGTAGACGTATAGTACCTTGTTCTCAGCATAAGTAATTTGCGCCCCATTGGGGTAATCTTTACAGGGCTTGACGTAAACCTCTTTGACGTAGCACATCTTCGGGTCTTGACCCTTACCAGTCTTAACACCCATAGCAGTTTGGAAGCGAGCATCCATTAGTAGGCCAGAGCTATCTGTTCCAGGGGTAACTTCGACGCCATAACTCATAAAGCAATCTTCGGCAGTCATTGTCATTGCGTGGATTAAATACGGTTGCTTTTCAAGTTCAGTCGCCTGTAGATTCGGTACGAAGATATACGGCGCTGGTACAGCTTCAAAATCAATCCTACCCGGTTGTCCGTCAACTTCGAGTTTTTGGGGATCATACCAATTCTTTAGGAAAGACGTACCACAGATACAGGCCCAGAAAGTAGACTCTAATCGCTTTCGATTGAAATACTTAGTGCGGATGATAAACTCTGCAATGGCGTCCCCCGCCATAGCAGCTAGTCTATCTTTTTCCTCCGTACTCTGCGGCATACAATAAAATTGAGGTTCCTCTTTAGTTAGCTTCGTTACCTCTGTTCGGATGATACGGAGTATACGATTGACAGTATGTCGGACTCTCCATTTGTTCTGTGCTGGTTGTTCCACCAGAGAGAAACCACCGTTGGGGTTCCGTGTTGAGACAATCCACTGTCGTCCGAAATAGAATGAAAGATTTTCGTACCATTGTCTTTCGAAATTTTGGCGTGCTTGTTGACAGGACTTTAGATTCTTATCCCACTTTTCAATGAGATTAGTGTCCGCTGAGCCTGTCACCTGAATCATGGTTACTTCTTAGTACTCGCTGTTTGTGCATTAGGGAGCTTCTCGTTTTCTTTGGCTTCTGACTTTCTAATTTCTTCAGTCTTCCGGTCAACATCGTGGGCTGTTCCACCAACTTCGTGGACAGGAGTAGCGGCTGCAACTTCTGGCCTAACTGGCGGGTTATCTCTCAACGCTTGTTCCCGAGTCTCTTCTTTTTCCTTCAGTTGCTTCTGACGGTATTCGAGAGTATCTTCTTCGCTCTTAGCAGCTTCGTAGATATCTTCTGGAATGTCAACCTCGTAGGCAGCGTCAACTCGCTCAACATTAGGGCCAGTTCGCTTAAAGAGTGTACCTGGGATTACCCCATACTTACCGCAAGCAGTACGGAATTCATCTTCCGAGATTTCCTTCCGAAGAAACGCCATAACAGCGTCTTCTGCGGTCTGAATAGGCGGCGGACCGAACGAGAATCGTTCGTCTAGTTCAGCTTCCTTCGTCATCGTCTTCCTCTCCTTCTAGTGGAACTTCATACTCATGGTCAGGTGGGTCGTGAAGTTCTTCGTCTGGTTGGACGTCTGTCATGTTTCTTCTCCTTCAAAGGTAATAGCATCTAGATTCATATCTTCCTCAAGAAGATTCATCTCTGTCTCCAAAGAAGACTCTGAACTCTCGTACGGATTCGTCGTCCTCTGGAGCAACACTATCTGTGTCAGTTGTGCTATCACCGCTTGTAGGTTCTGGATTACTAAGTTCTGCTGGACGACCGTTTCCTGTAAAGCTTGGATGAGTATTTCTGGCTCCAAAGTCAACTTCCTTTACTAATTGGACTACGTTATCATAAGACGGCTTGACGTAGTTCGCATCCTCCCAGGGCTTCTGTCCAAGCATAAAGACTTGCGCTGCGTTAGCTACGTCTGTAGCTAGTGATTCCCAGCACTCATTACAATGGAAGATTTGCCCTTCGTTGACAGGATTGAAGTAAGTATCTAGAGGATAATCGATCTGAACGAACCACTTTCTCCCAGTGGACATTCCACACGTAATACAGATATACGGTGGAAAGTTTGGACGCTCTAAGATAATCACCATTCAATTCCTAACTGGTCGTCGAAGTTCTCTTGGGGAGTAGAGAAGCATAGCTCGTAATCCATATCTTTGACACCTGCTTCTGGAAGGTTAAGGATGTTACCTACAGGGCTGCTGTCTTCATTCTCTAGTGCCGGTCGTGACATAACTCCATAACGGAGTGCGTCCATACAATGATCGTTTTTCTTGAGAGGCACTTCCTTCTTATTACGCCTTGCTTCAAGCTTAGAGCTGGCATAACGGTCCCAACGGTAATTTTCAAGCTCCTTCAAAGTGTTTCCGCAACGACGGGTTACAAATAGCATCCTTTTGGCGAAACGGTTTTGCATTCGAGCCAAACCGGCTCGCACGTCATTATTCCCGAGGGCAATGGGAACACCATGTTCCATATATTCAGTCTGAATAGAAGTTCTCGTGATAGGGCTGGTATTCTGGATAGATGGGTCTCCGACAACGTAGACAGGTCTAATATTAAGAGACTCTCTCCGTTGTAGATATAACAATGCATTTTCCTTTACGATCTTGCGCGTTTCGTAGATTTCATCATAAACGATAATACGTCCCTGACCGTCATAACAACAGAATAAGAACACAGTAGGATTAGCGTAGCCATGATCCATACATATAAAGTGTCCCCAGTTTTTGATGTACTCGGTAAAGTTGTCGTCGAGGATGTCATGAATAATATTTCCACCTTCGGTATAAGGTCGGGGTGAGAACGATCCGGCGAATACCAACCCTGTGTGCGTAATGAATTTACCTGAGCGTCGAGCAAGCTTTTCCTCGTCGGAGAAGTTGCGTGTAAATCGGTTAAGAGCTTCAATAGAGATATACGGGTTTTCTTCCGTATCTACTTCCTGTACGTAAATAGACGCTTCACCACCGGACCACGGATCATAGATTCTGTCCTTAATCCAAGACATTTCTATGAGAGGGGTCATCGAAATCCAATAGTCACCATCGGTGTCTACTAGGCGCATAAGACATTCGTTGAAAATGTCCTCGGGCGGTTCTTCATCAAACATACAGAAATGACGAGAGGTTCCAGCGAACTTCTCCATCTCTTGTTCATAAGACATAAACTCTATAAAGGAATTATTAGTTAGGGTAAGAACCCGGCCGGCCTTATCGTAGGACTCATCCCAAGAACCGTGTCGCAAATATTTAACTGGTACCCACTTCTGAAACTCTGGAATCAAGATTTTCTTAATGCCATCTTCAATGTCAACGGCCACCGCTCTCCCTCGGCAGGGAACCGGTAAGTCAGTACGAAATGGGTGTTCTCCGGTAAGCCTGAATACAGCTTCTGTAACTCCTGCAACAGTCTTTCCAGATCTGTTGCCACCAATGTATAGCTTTTCCTTCGCTTTAGATGTATGGAACTTCTCCTGAGAAAGGTGGGGATGATATGCGTTGATCCCCGGATTGATAGCAGTCTTCCTGAGTAGTTCCTCAGTCTGCAAAATTAGTTTATCAAACTCCACTTGTTATAAACTCTCTATTCATATTGTCAAGAGCGTTAATCACCCAGAGCGAATACTGACCGTTTATAGCTAGTCCTAAGTCTTTCTGTAGTTTCTGGATAGCGTGTTCAACAAAGAGAGAATAGAATCCGTCGTTTCTGTTTTGATACAGACCGTGCTCTACTAGGAATTCAATCAAGTTAAAGACGTGTACGTCAGAATGACCTACAGAGAGAGGGTTAACTGGATAAGGATTAGAGATAGGAGCGTTAATAAAGTCATCCTGATTCTTCTTAAGCGTGTCTGAAGGCTTTTCGTTTCGTCCTAAGAGCATTAGAACCTTTAGCTTGTTCGTCTGGATACACTTTGTAATTCCGCCCCGTAAGACGTAGACACCTTCTGTATTTTGGGAGATAGCGTAGTTATAATCAATGTCCGATTGACCCGTACCTTGAACAGACTGTTGTCGAAGACGCTCTAACTCTCTAGCAGGATTGCGGTATGCGTAAAGGACTTCATCTTCGGGTTGGTGGAACGAGATACCTACAGGGGGCTCATCGAAATAGGGTAAGCCGGCAAAAGCATCCCCTACCGTAACTGGCCGCGGGTTACTAGCCGTCCAGAATGAGCGGGGGTACACTTTCATACGGGCTTGTTCCGTTCTCCCTTAAGCATTGGAGTTAACCTCGATCGCCTTAAGTTGTGGAGACTGTCGAAGCGCCTCTGCCACTTTTCCAATTGTTACAGGGTCTACGTGTAGTGTCAGGATTTCCATAATCGCCATTAGGATGATCTGGATTTGGTTAGACTCCTGCGGCCGGTAGATGTTTTGCAGTTCGTTGTAGTACTTAACAGCTTGCAAGTCGTTGGCCTGAATCAGCCGCATGATTGCGAGCTTGCTCTCGGCTATCATATCATCGTCGAAAATAGCGTTTAAGCGCTTCTGGAAGTATTCTTGATGATCCTGGTTCCGGAGAAAAGCGGTCCATTGCTTAGTCGTTAAGCCGGCTTCTTTGAGCTTAGCTGGAACAGTACGTTTGTCGTAAGCGTTGACAACTAGGTTAACAGCTAGAACAAAGTTAGGCTCTAGGTACTGTGGTGGAGTTTCGTAGTAGGGAAGACCTCTGGCTTGTAGAGGTTCTTGTATGTTGACTAAGAAGTCTTCCCAATCGGAAGGGGTCTTTGGAAGAAGGTTGGCTGGAAACTTTTGAACGAAATCAGAAAGATTTGGCAACTTATTGTTGGCGAAGTAAAACGTTTCTATAAAGGTGATCGCTTCCTTACGGAAGTCTGTAAGCTCAAGCTTAGGCCAGAAGTTAGGTTTTGCAGCGTCGCGTTTTTCGAAGATTGGAA